TCGTCGTCGCGAGCGCGATCGATCACAAGGGCCGAGGTGCGGTGTGTGCCTATCCTGAATGCGGCGGCGACTGCGAGGAATGCCGCCATGCCTGACACTGAGCGCCGCGTGGTCGCCGTGCCGCCGGATGGCCTGGGCGAGATCGAGGCTGCGGTGATGGCGTCCGAGGCGCCGGCCGTGATCCTTCTGGACCGGGCATCGATGCGGCTGCTGCTGCGCTACGTCCGGGCGCTGGAGCGCGAGCGCGAGCGGGACGTGGGGAGCTTCTGGTAGTGGCGTGCTGCCAGTGGATCAGGCTACCGGGCGGCGGCACGGCCATTGTGTGCGGTGGCCGGCACAAGTCGAAGCCATGCGCCCTGTGCGGCCGGCCATCGACCCTGCTGTGCGATTACCCGGTCGGCAAGGGGAAGACCTGCGACCGCGCGTTGTGCCGGCTCTGCGCCGTGCCCCAGGCGTCCGACCTCGATTGGTGTAAGACGCACGAGCCGCTCCCGCTGTTCGCGTCCACCACACCGCGCTAGGTCCGCCGCCCGCGCCGTGCTACGGTGCGCGACCGCCTCCGGACACCCGACACCGTGGCCCAGCCGCAACGTCGTGCCGAGGCCGCGATGGCTCAGATCACCGCGACCGGACTCGCGTCCGCCCCGATCGTTTCCGGGCGGTTCTACTTGACTCCGCAATGAGCGCGGGCCCATACCGACCGCCGCACGATCACGGGGCTGCCTCCGCTATCGCCCCCATGTCGTGCGGCTCGCGTAGTGGACCACGCTGGTTCTGCGCCTGGACGCACCCGGGTGGCGAGTTCCGCGCCGAGCTGCACTTGGTGGAGCTCGGTTTCACGGTTTACCTGCCGCTCCACCTCGATCGCCGGTTCCAGCGCGAGATCGGCCACGGCCACATCGGGCCGATGTTCCCGAGCTATCTGTTCCTGTCCCTGAACCTCGCCAGCGATCAATGGCGCCGGATTTATCGCGTGCGCGGCATTGCCGGGCTGATCGGTGAGACGACCGCCAGGCCGACGCCCCTTGATGCCGGCGTGATCGAGGAGCTGATCGGCCGGACCTCACCGCGGCGCATCGTGGACGATCCGGGCTCGGCCGCGTTCCCCGACCCGGGCGCGCCACGCAAGCACTGGCAAAGCCTCTCCGGGCTCTCAGGCAAGGCACGCGGCGAGCTGCTGATGCGCATGTTTGGCCGCGAGGTTGTGGCCGAAGCTGCTTAGCGGCAAGAATACAGACGCACGATGCCCGCTCAAACGAGCGTTTGCAGGCGTGCCAACGAAGTATCCTGTTACCTCACCCGTCAGTTCCACCGATCATATCGGCGAACCTTTCCGCGCGTCGCCAAGCCTCATCTCGCCGCTTCTCGACTGCTGCATCGGTCTGGACTGGATGCGCCTTGGCGTAGGCAATCAGGCTCGCAATCGTTGGCGTGTCGGCTTCTTGCTTGTCATTTGACATATCGGCCACTCCTTCAATCGGATTACCGCTGCGTCTCTGCCAGCGTCTTGTGGCACATCTCGATGACCTCTTTCGGCAAGACTGCGCCGACCATCTCATTCGGCCGGCAGGCTCCGGTGGTGTAATCAACTTGGTCGAGCAGGGTCAGTAGGGATGTTCGTAGGCGATCGGCGGCGTCATCTGGCATTGGGATCATCTCCAAACGGTCGTTTACGCCCATCCATCCAGTTCTGCCGGCGCGTGTCACTCGCCCTGCGTGCGTCGGCAGGGCGGCGGTCTCGCTTGGACGGCCCTCGGATCGGCTCCTCCAGGCGACCCGTCCGCCGCCGGATTTGCTTACCGCGCCTTATGGCGGGGTGCCCGAATCAGCGTCCATACCGTCCAGATAAGGCCGATTATATTGCATTCGCAGGCTCTACTTTCCGCCTCTATTCCGTCCGTCCAGATCGCCCCCCAGGCGACATCAGACGCCGACATGGTGACGCTGTGGCTCCGCAACTATCGCTCGGCCAACACCCGCACCGCCTATGCGTCTGACATTCAGGCGTTCATGCGCTTCGTGGTCAAACCTTTGCGAGTCGTCACGCTTGGCGACGTTCAGGACTTCGGCGCGAGCCTGGTGCACATGGCACCGGCTACCGTTGGTCGACGTCTCTCCGCCGTTAAATCCCTGATCGCGATGGCTCACCGGCTCGGCTATCTGGCGTTCGACGTTGGGGCGCCGGTGCAGCTACCCGCGATCAAGGACACGCTGGCAGAGCGAATCCTGACCGAATGGGAAACCCAGCGTCTACTCTCGATGGAGCGCAACCCGCGATACGCCGCGCTGCTGCGCACGATCTACGGAGCCGGCCTTCGTATCAGCGAGGCGTGTGGACTCTGCTGGCGCGACCTGATCCCACGCGACGACGGCGGCCAGATGACCGTGTTCGGCAAGGGCGGGAAGACGCGCATAATTCTACTTCCGGCGCAGCTTTGGGACCGAATTTCGGCGCTTCGTGGCCGGTTTGGGCCGGATGACGCCGTGTTTCGCCCAAGAACGGGCGGCCACTTCGACCCGTCGATGGTGCACCGGATCGTCAAGGCGGCGGCGCGGCGTGCCAAATTGTCGCCCGCTGTTTCAGCGCATTACTTGCGGCACTCGCACTGTTCGCATGCACTCGATCGCGGTGCTCCCGTGCACGTCGTGCAAACGACGCTCGGCCATGCGTCCTTGACCACGACTACAAGATACAGCCATGCACGCCCTGGCGATTCAAGTGCGCGCTATTTGAATGCGTAAGTACTAAGTACGCCGCGCGTGTCAAATCCCGCACGCTACGATCGCACATTGCGCGTCGCCTGATCGGGCGTCGGGGCGCGCTCCGGCGAATACTTGGCCAGTCGCGCCCGCCCGCACGCGCGCGAGGCCGGTTTCCGGGCCGTTATTGCGACCGTCCGCCTAGCCGTTCGATCACATAATCCAGGAACTCGCACCCGTCTGGCGCACCGGCGACATACGCCGCGAGGCGTTGCGGATCGAATCGGACACCTTCGACCAGTTGCAGCAGTTGGGCGTCGCGCCACTCCTGCGAATGCTCGGCGACGGGGACCGCCATTTCCGGTACATCGGCCGCGTCGAACAGCATTGGCTGAACGTGCATCCCGCCTCTCCCTTCCGCCGCACCGGAGTCTAGCGCGCATGTCCGCAGCCGCAACCGCAACGCGACGGGTCAAGACTGGCGGGCGTGTTCGTGGCGTTCCCAATAAGCCGAAAGCCGCGCCGTCCGGTGCGCAGACGCCGTACGGTGACTCACTCGTCAAGCTGCGCCCCTACAAACTGACGCGCGTTGCCGACCTGGTGCCCGATCCGCGCAACCCGATGCAGCACGCGCCGGATCAGGTGAACCTGCTCGAAAAGCTCGTGCGCGAGTTCAAATGGACCGACCCGGTTCTGATGGACGAGAACCGCGGCATTCTGGCTGGGCATGGCCGCGTCATGGCCGCGAAGCAGATGGGGCTGATCGAGGTGCCGACCCTGACGATTGCCGGCCTGAGCGATGCGCAGAAGCTGGCGTACATCATGGCGGACAACGAGTCGGCGCGTCGTTCGACGTGGGACCAGGATCTGCTGCGGCTCGGCTTCCTGGAGCTTGGCGAGCTCGGCGGCATTGACATGGAGATGACAGGGTTCGCGTTGCCCGAGATCGGCCGCCTCCTTGGCCCCGACGCGGGCAACACCGACCCGGACGATGCGCCGGCTGTGCAGGCGGTCGCGGTGTCGCGGTTGGGCGATGTGTGGATCATGGGGCGGCATCGCCTGTACGCGGCCGACTGCCGGGACGTGCTGCCGACGCTGGCGGGCGTGGACGCATGCGTGACCGATCCGCCGTATGGCATTGGCGACCTTATGCACGGCGGGACATGGGGTGCAGCAAAGAAGTACGCCGACTTTCGCGCATGGGACGTAGCACCGTCAGATGAGACGATGGCCGCGCTGTTCGCCTTTCCGAAGGCGATTGTATGGGGCGGCAACTACTTTCGAGTGCCTTCATCGCGATGCTGGTTGGTCTGGGAAAAGACGAACTCGATCGAAACCGGAGCAGACTGCGAGTTGGCATGGACGAATTTCGATCGCCCTGCCAAGTCGTTTAGCTTCGGGCATGGCGTGCATACGACCGGGCATCCAACACAAAAGCCCGTGCAGTTGGTTTCCTGGTGCCTGGAATTCACACCGGACGCGAAGACGATCCTAGATCCCTACGCCGGCAGTGGCACGACCATCATTGCGTGCGAGCAGACCGGCCGCGCGTGCGTAGCGATTGAGGTGGCGCCGCAGTACACCGACGTGGCAATCCGGCGCTGGCAATCGTTCTCCGGCGGCACTGCCATCCACGAACCCACCGGCCGACCCTTCGCCGCCATCGCCGCCGAGCGCGCGCCCGCATGAAACGTGCCGAGTTCCGATGTTTAGGCTGTGGCCACGAATGGTCTGCGCCTTCAGGCCCCGTTGAATGTCCCCGGTGCCTGCATCTCTATGTCAAATGGACGAACTACGAGGCGCACGCCATCGCTGCCGAGCGCGCTAACGAGGCAGCGCACCCGTTGTTGACAACGGCTTACCCCGTCGCTCACAACAAGTACCGGGAACACGGCGTGAACGCGGCCCCCGCTACCGGGATTCTACCGTCCGCTCCCGCTGCCACGCCAGATAAGCCCGATCGTCACCCGTGAGAGTGGCCCGGCTGACAAACGGCGCGCCGGTCTCGATCGCACCCGTCTCGCGGTGAAAATCGCATAGGCCGGTGAAGTGATTGCACACGTCGCCGCACATGCGGCAGAGCACGTTGGGGCCGTTCTCGATAAGCCGCATGTCAACCTCCCCAGGATCATCCGCGATGCCTCTAGACTCGACCGGAACCACGCACCGCGCAACCCGCGCCATCAGCGCCGCGGACACGTGCGCCCTGACGTACCACCTCGCCGCAGTCCAAAAGCGTACTGCCACGTCCGACAAGGACCGCGCCACGCGCGAGTGCGTGCGGCTCGGCGTGCTGTTCGACCATGAGAAGCACCCCAAGCCGGCCGGTTACGAGGGCGTGGTGTATCGCGGCGCGGCCGTGACGATCTCGCTGAAAGTCGGCCAGCCCGGCGATGCGCTGGACGTGGAGTCGTTCCTCGAATCGCTTGCCGAGTACCTGACGCCCGGCGTCATCAAGCGCCTGGTCGCGCGGCACCGGAGCGCGACGGCGGCTCCGCACACGTTCACGAGTTCACTGGTCGCGTAGCGCCGCATCGATCATAGCTTTCCAGGCGTCGATAGCTATGGTTTCCCTGGTTTCGTCTTGCAGGTAACGGACGTTACGCATTCCTTTTGCAACCTTCGTAACCATCGCCTCGGTCGGATCGCGCATCGCGGCGATGGCGGCACGGGCCGTCTTCTCGCATTGCTCACTATTTCCACAACCATGCTCCATCAGCAGGTCGCAGATACGATCCACCATTTCCGACGCCATCCGCCCCTCCATCGCTCAACCCAGGATACCGCATGCCGGCCCGCAAGCCGAAACCCCGCCGCCGCGCCGCACGCAAGCCGCCCGCACCGCCGCCGCCCGTTGCCGCGCCACCGAAGATGGGCCAGCCGCCGTTCGTGCCGACCGACCAGGATCGCCAGCTCGTGCGCGTGATGGTCTCCGGCGGCATCGAGGCATGGGCCATCTGCGAATGCCTCAGCCGCAAGATCAGCAAAGGCACGCTGCGCAAGCACTTCAGGCGCGAGATTGCCACCGGTGCCGGCGAAGCCAACGCGGCGGTGATCGCCTCGCTGCACAAGATGGCGGTCGGCCAGCGCGCACGTCCGGCGCAGGTCATCGGCGGCGTGCAGTACCACGCGCAATCCGAGATCAAACCGGAAGTCCGCGCGGCGCAATGGTGGACCCAGGCGCGCATGGGGTGGAAAGAGCCGCCGACGCTGATCGGCAACGCCGACCCAGATACGCCGTTCGCCGTGTCGTTCCGCTGGGCGGACGCGACGCCGCCGGCAACGGAGCCTGATGCACCAGAAGACGCGCCAGCAACCGACCCGTGAGATCGTCCTGCCGTTCGCGCCGCGTTTCTGGCAGCGGGCGCTGATCGATGACCAGGCACTGCGCATCGTCGCTGTTGTGCACCGTCGAGCCGGCAAGTCGCTCGGTCTGCTTTGGAAAGGCTTTAAGCGCGCACTGACTGAGCCGAAGCCGTTGCCGCGTGCCGTGCATATCCTCCCGACCGCAGTCATGTGGAAACGAACCGGGCTATGGGATGCAACCATGCTGGCATCGATGGCAATTCCCGGCGCCTCGATTGCGAAGGCCGACATGGCAATCCGCTTTCCGAACGGCGGGATATTTCAGTGCGGCGGCGCGGACAATCCGGACTCGTGGCGCGGCGGATATGCGGACATCGTGACAGTGGACGAATATGATGACACGCCGCCGAGCATGGTCCCGCTGGTGATCGAACCGATGCTGGCGGATCGCGAGGGCACGCTGGTTCGCTCAGGCACGCCAAAGGGGCGCGGACTGCTGCAAGCCGCATTCGACCGCGCCGGCAAGTCATCCGGTTATAGCCGCTATCTGCTCGATTACACGCGGACCAATGCGCTCAGTGCGAAGGCGATCAAGCGATTGCGCGAGGAAATGACGGAGGAAGAATTCGCCCAGGAGTTGGAGTGCAGCTTCGACTCGCCAAACTCCGGCTCGTATTACGGCAAATGGATGGACGCGGCGCAGCGCGAGGGCCGCATTACCCGCGTGCTCTACGACCCGGCACTGCCTGTGTTCACATCGTGGGACCTCGGCATTGCAGACTATGGCGCGGTCTGGTCATTCCAAATTTCTCCCCGTGGCGAGTGGCGATGGCTGAAGTACTACCAGGATAACGGCGTCGGCCTGGACATCTACGCCAAGAACATCCTGGCCGAGCCCTACGTCTACAAGCGCCACATACTGCCGCACGACGTAGAAGTGCGCGAGTTGTCGCAACAAGGGCGCTCCCGCCGCCAATACCTGCTCGGCCTTGGCGTGCGGCCGATCCAGGTTGTTGCCGCGTCAAACCCGGCCGATCGCGTCGCGGCAATGCGAGCGATCCTACCGAAATCATACTTTGACGCGGAGGGCTGCGACGTGGGTATCAAGATGCTGCGCGCATATCGCCGCCAATGGAACGAGAAGATGGGCGTATGGCGTGCCGAGCCCGTGCATGACGAGGCAAGCCACGGCGCGGACGCCGCTGGCACGGGTGCACAAGGTGCTACCGATCCGCAGGCCGAGAAGCCGAAAGCCGCCACGCCGCCACGCGAGCACAGCGAGCGCGGCGCGAACGTATGGATGGGGGCGTGATGGCAACGCCGTTCAATTACCTAGGGCCACCGCCTCAGGCCGGTTTTATCGGCATGTTATCGCGGCTGCGTCCCGGACAGGCCAACGCCGATCCCTCAATGGTTGCGTCGCCGTATGCCAATGGCGGCGATGCGATGCCGAACGCTGACCTTGGAAACCTAAATCAGATGCCAGGGCAAGTTGTGAGCGGCTGGTTGCAGGCGGGTCTCGCTCCCGAGCATCTAGCAACATTGTGGCAAATCCCGGCGTGGCGCGACCACTTGATGCAGCAGTTCGGTAATCAGCAAGGTGCCAACCCTAACTGGCTTGCGGCAGGCACCGCACGGACGGGGACGTGATGGCGCAGACTATTACCGTGACGATCTCCATCCATCCGATAATGATGGACGCACCGGGCTACTTCGACCCCCGATGGAAGGCGAAACCACTGCCGAGGCGCGTGCGGTTCGCGCGAGTGAGCAGGCGCGCCTAGTGGCCCGAACGCGCGTAAGAGCCGGCGACGCGGAGATACTTCGCGAGGCGAAAGCGCGATGGGAGCGTTGCCATACTTGGTACGCCACGGCCACCGCCAACGCCAAGGCCGACTCAAAATTCTCGGCCGGCGATCAGTACAACAACTGGCAATGGGACCAGACGGTGCAGAAGGCGCGCGGCGACCGGCCGTGTCTCACGCACAACAAGGTCCGCCAGCATAACCTGCAAATCATTAACGACGCACGCCAGCACAAGGCCCAGATAAAAGTCACGCCAACCGGCGGCCGGGCAACATACGAGGCGGCGCAAATCTTCTCCGGTATCATCCGGCGTATCGAATACCAGTCGAAGGCGATTGACGCATACAGCACGGCGTTTTTTCATCAAGTGGATGCCGGCTACGGCGTGATCGGCGTCGAGACCGACTTTGCCGACGAAGAGTCGTTCGATCAGGAGATATACGTCCGCCGGAAGAACAAGCCGCGCACCATCTATTTTGACCCGGATGCCCGCGACTATGACAAGGCGGACGGGCGCTTCGCATTCGAGTTCAACGACACGCCGCGCGACCTGTACGAAGCCGAGAACGGCAAGTCTGACAGCCCAATAAACACGTTCGACAATACCGACGACTGGAGCGACAAGGATCACGTCCGTGAGGCGAAATACTGGCGCCGGTCGAATGACAACGACACGCTGCACCTGATGACGGACGGCTCGACCATACGCGAAAGCGACATGGCGGACGGCGAGCTGGAGGCGCGCAAGCCGGACATCGTGAAGTCGCGGGAAATATCGGCGCCGGAAGTCGAATGCTTTCATATTGTCGGCAACCGGATCGATAAGCGTCAGGCGTGGCTCGGGAAATATATTCCCCTTGTCCCGGTGATCGGCGAGGAGACGGTGATCGACAACGTGATGGACCTGAAGGGCCATACCCGCGCGCTGATCGGTGCGCAGCAGATGTACAACTACTGGTCCTCGCAGGCGGTCGAACAGGTGGCGTTGCAGACTAAATCGCCATGGACCGCTTCGACGCGTGCCACCGAGGGGCACACGAACCAATGGGATAGCGCAAACACGGCATCGTGGTCTGTGCTATATTACAATGATATCGACGATAACGGCCAGCCAATCGAGCGGCCCACTCGTGTTGATCCGCCCGTCATGGCGCAAGCATTCCTCCAGGGCATGAACATTGCCCGCGAGGACATGATGATGGTCTCCGGCCAGTATCAGGCCGAGATGGGCCAGCCGTCCAATGAACGCAGCGGCGTGGCAATCCAGCAGCGCCAGCGGCAGGGCGATAACGCGACGTACCATTTCGTGGATAACCAGGCCAAGGCGATCCGGCAAGTTGGAAGAATTCTGCTCGATCTGATACCCAAGATTTACGATGTGGCACGTGTGACCAAGATCATGGCGGAGGACGGCAGCGATTCGGACGTGCATATCGTGCCAAACGCGCCGGATGCGCACCAGCATGTCGTGATGACGCCGAACGGTCCTCAGCCGGTAACACCGCAGCAGGCGGATGCGATCGACGCCGACCCGGACCAGCCGAACGCGCAGGTCATCTTCAACCCGACGGTTGGATCGTACGACGTTGAGGCGGATGTGGGGCCGCCGTTCGGCACGCAGCGGCAGGAAGCGGCCAACGCGTTCTCGCAAATCATGCAGCAGAACCCCGCCGCGTTTCAGGTGGTCGGCGACTTCTGGGCGCAGAATTCTGACTTTCCCGGCGCGGACGAGTTGGCAGAACGGCTCCGGCGCGGATTGCCGCCGCAGTACAAGGCCGGCGCGCCCGATCCGGCGGTGCAGCAGCTCCAGCAGGCGATGCAGCAATCGCAGGCGCAGGCCCATGAGCTCCTGGGCAAAGCGGATGGGGAGATCGCGGCGCTGAAACAGCAACTCCAAACGGCGCAGCTCGCGGCGAAGGACAAGGGCGCGGGTAACGAGATCGCGGACTACCAGGCGGAAACCGAGCGGCTGAAGGCGGTTGCGGCGGCCGATCCGGTTGCGGCGCAGGTTATCATCCGGTCGCTGTTGTCGGGTATGCTCGGCATGCCGGCGCTTCCGGTGATGCAGGAACATTCGGCGGCCGACGCGGAACACGCCCAGGCCATTGCACCGCCGGAGCCAGCGGGAGCAAATGGTGCGGGCAACGGAGCGGAGGCTGGGCCATGAGTGAGGATAACACCGAGGGCAACCGTTTGGAGTGCCTGCGTATGGCGACCCTCACATTTCGGGACGCCGGTGCAGAGGAGATCTTAACAGCGGCTCGGGCGTTCTACGCCTTCGTTTCCGGGACCGACTGCGAGGCACCGAACGACCCGGCCGCGCCGCAGCAGTAGGAGTCGCCGATGGACCTGATTATCATCCTCCTCGTGGTGCTAATACTGTTCGGCGGCGGTTACGGCTATCGCACCGGCGCGGTGAGCTTCGGCGGCGGCAACCTGCTCGGTATCGTGCTGATCGTACTGGTCGTGCTGTTGCTGTTCGGCGGCCTCGCCGGCCCGCGCCTCGGTCTGTATCGGTGGTGATGATGGACGAGAAGCAACGTCCGATGCCTGCAACCGCTTCAGAATTCTTCGCACTTATGACGGCATACAACGACTTGAGTGCACGTCTGACCTCGATCGAGCAAGGCCTGGCGCGCGCGGATGCCGCCGCCACAATCCAAAGCGAGACGATGGAACCGACGCACCGGCTTGTCTTCTCGCTTATGACGGCATTCAACGACTGGAATGCACGCCTGACCGCAATCGAGCAACGTCTGGCACGCGATGACGCCGCCGGCGCGATACAGCGCGGGACGATGCACCGATCCGACCCGGATTTCGACAGTGGCGCATTCCGCGTCATCGAAGGAGACGACCCCAAATGAGCACCACGAAAGACGCACCCGACGAGCCCGCCGACGCCGCACCCGTCGACACCACGCACGACCTGACCACGGTGGAGGGCAACCGCGCTGCGGTCGCCGACGCGGTAGGCATCCGGGCTTCCGTGGCCGCGATGTGCGCCACCGTGGTGCGCCTGGTGCACCTGAGCCACACGACCGGCGACCGCGCGCACGCGCAGGCGCTGCACGACGACATGCGCGACAACCCCGACGCCTGGGCCGACGCGGTGGAAGCCACGCCGGAGAAGGCGGAGCGCAGGTCGGCGGCCGATCGCGTCGGCGGCGGGGCGCAGAGGAGCCAGCGTTAACGTTGTATCGTCACGCGCCACGTCCGGCCGCCCGTTTGCCGCCAGTAAATGCCGGGCGGAACGGCCATCGTATTCCACGTCAGGAATGACGCATTCGCATTGGCGTACACCACCTGCGACTGGCGTAGCTGCTGATCGGTCGCATTCTGTTGTGCCGCCGGGCTGACGCAAACGGGCGCACCGAACAACGCGCCGAATAGACCGTCAATCATCACGACCTCCAACCACCACATGAGCATACCATGAGCGAGACCGAAACCGCCCCGCCGGGCGGCGCGCAAGCGGAACCGGCTGCGGCTACCGTCGATCCGAACGCGCCCGGAACTGAAGGCGCTGCGGCTACCGAGACCGAGACCAAAGCTGAGCCTACCGAGGCCGAAGTCAAGCAAAGCCGGATCGAGCGGCGCATTGCCGCGATGTCCGCGCGTCTATCCGCCGGCGAGCAGGAACGCGCCCGGCTTGCCGGCGAGAACGAGCGGCTGCGCTCCGGCGCAACCCATGAACCGGACCCCAACCGCGCGCTCACACAGGACGACATAAAGCGTGCGCGCGCGGAAGGCGAACAACAGGGCGCGGTCAGGGCGCGCGTGGAGCGGTTCCACGAGCAGGGGCGGGCGTCATACCCGGACTGGACGGAACGCTGCCAGTCGCTCATGGCGATGGGCGCCGATAGCGGACTGGCCGAGTTGCTGGTCGAGACACCGGACGGCGCCAAGGTCGCGGCTGCGCTTGCTGACGATCCCGAGGCGCTGGAGGCGATTGCGGGGCTTCGCTCGGAACGCTCGCGGGCGATTGCGCTGGGCAAATTCGCGGCGGAAATGCGGGACAAGCCGGCGCCGGCCGCGCGGCGTGTCTCGAACGCACCGGCGCCGATCCGGCAGTTAAACGGCGCGAGCGCGCGGGCGGAGTTCAATGAATTCACCGCGACGGCCGAGCAACTGACCGCATACTACGCGAAGCAGCTCCGAGAGAAGCGCGGACTTAACTAGTCGCGCCACGTTAGCTCGAAGGCGACCCACCACAAACCCACGCCCTCCCACCACGGCTCTCCATAGAAAATAGCCAAACCTACGGAGATACAAACCCCAACAAGAAACAACGCAGGTCCGGGGGTGCTATTATCATCGGACTCTACCATAAGTGCCTCCAAACCGCCGCGCCCGGTATATGGCGCTGTGTCGTGCCCATCCTGCCGCTGCGGCTACCCGAATTCCGCGACAGAGACCAGCCCCGAGAACGCCATGCGCGTGAGGGGCGCCCCCGTATCTCTGTCACGAAAGGGCCGCACCCATGGCCACGAACGCCACCAATACGCTTATCACTCCAAACATGCTTACCGCGAAAACCCTTGCGATACTGCACCAGAAGCTCAACTTCGTCGGCAGTATCAACAAGGAGTACGACGACAGTTTCGCGCAGTCCGGCGCCAAGATCGGCCAATCGCTGCGCATCCGCATTCCGAACCAGTACACCATCCGCCAGAACACCATGACGCTCAGCCCGCAGAACACGGTGGAACAGAACGTCACCCTCACCGTGTCGAACGTCTCCGGCGTGGATATGGCGTTCAACACGACCGATCTCACGATGAGCATGGATCGCTTTACCGAGCGGTACATCGAGCCGGCCGCAGCGATCATCGCGGCCGATATCGAGAGCCGGTCGATCCTTTCGTTCAACCAGGTCTATAACCAGATCAACGGCCAGGGCGCGGCGCAGACGTTCAAGAATGTTTTGACCTCGCGCAAGCTGCTGCTGGACAATCTCGCACCGCAGTCGAAGCAGTGGCAGCTCCGCATCAACACGCAAGACAACGTGGACATGGTGGACAGCCTCAAAGGCTTGTTCCAGTCCAGCCAGAAGATCGCCTCGCAGTACACCGACGGCGTAATGGGCTACACGGCCGGCTTTGAATGGGCCGAGAACACGCACCTTTCGCAGTATACGCGCGGCGCGGGAACCGGCGCTTACACCGTCAATTCGCTGGCGACCAACCAACTCGTGGTGCAAGTCGGCACCGGCGCGAGCTCGATCGGCGACGTGTTCACGGTTGCCGGCGTGTTCCGCGTGCATCCCGAGACCAAGGCGAGCACCGGCGTATTGCAGCAATTCGTCAACCTGAGCACCAACGCGGGCGGCGCGGCAACCTGGACGATCTCGCCAACGCCCGTCGCTTCCGGCGCGTTGCAGAACGTCTCGGTCCTGCCGGCCAACGGCAATGCCATCACGTTCGCGGGCACAGCGAGCACCGCCTCGGGCATTAGTCTGGCGTATCACCCGGACTTTGCCACGTTCGCGTCCGCCGATCTGGAAATGCCGCGCGGCGTGGATATGGCGTCACGCGCGCAACAGGATGGCATCAGCATCCGGTTGGTGCGGCAGTACGACATCAACAATGACTTTTTACCGACTCGCCTCGATGTACTTTGGGGAATTTCCGTGATCCGTCCGCAACTCGCGGTGCGCCTCGCGGCCAACTGATTGACACCATAGCGACCGGCTGAGCAATCGGCCGGCCTCGCATTTCATAGGAACACACCATGGCCCTCGATCGCGGATACCGCTTGTACAGCGGCGAAGAAATAGCGCGCGGAACCGGCTGCGGAGCGGTGCGCGTTGTCGTGCCGCTTACCACTGCCACCGTCGTCATGACGGAAACAAACCCCGCGTTGCAGGTCAAACCAGCCGGCACGATCGCCGCGCTCACCGTTCTGTTGCCGCCGATCAACGCCATGGGCGACGGCGGCTGCGTTTTGATATCCTTTTCGCAGATCGTCACGTCGCTGGTGGTCCAGGACAGCAATGCCGGCGCGGTCGAGACTTCGGCGGGCGCGGTCAGCCGCTCCAACGAGTACCGCGTCGTGCAAGGCGCTTGGGTCCGGTGGAACTGAGCGAGTGACGATCGCAAACAACATAATCGGGCTTGCCCTGCGCAACTCGGGCGTCAACGGCGTGGGGCAAACCGCGACCGCCGAGGACTCGCAGGACGCGCTCGTACTGCTGAACGACATGATCCTCCAGTGGAACCTGGAGCGGACCATCCGTGCCGTGCCGACCGTGCTTGCCACGTTCCCGGACCTGGCTACCGACGTGCCGTCATGGACGCCCAACGAAAACGCGCTTCTCACGTGCCTCAGCGGGCGGCTGCGCTCGGCCTATGGCATGCCGCCAGACGATCTTATCACCCAGATGGCGGTGACCGCGGCGCAGCTCCTCAACGCCAACGTCCGCCAAACCAACCCGCCGGTCGGTCTCGCTGCCAACGACGGAACCGGCTACGGCCTGGTCTATCTGGCGCTGCGTGCCGCCGGCCGTGTGACCGATCAGCAGAACGTCACGCAGACCAGCCAGGACGTGACTGACGCTACCTCGATGCTCCGGGAAATGCTGGACGAATGGCGCCTGGAACGCACCGTCAAGGTGATCCCCGGCACGCTGCCGGTGCTTACCGACATGACGGCGGCATTCGCGCCCGCGCTTGCTGCCGGTGTGGCGAACGCCATCGTCCTCTCGCTCGCGACCCGGCTGCGCGATGCGTTCGGCCTGCCGGAGAACAAGTCGCAGGCCGATCGTGCGGATCGTGCCGTCGCGCTGATCCAGGCCAACAATCAGCAGCAGCGCGCGCCCATTCACGGCGGCATCCCGACAACGTGCGCCCAGGTCGCATTCCTGGCGCTCCGGGCGGCCGGGCGCATCAATGACGCGCAGAGCGTGGCGGACGGCTCCGCCGACGCCGACGCGGTGTTGTCGCTGCTGTCCGGCATGGTGGCGCAGTGGCAGCGCAGGCGATGGCTGGTCTGGTCGCTCGCCGATACCGCCGTCCAATCGACCAACGCCGCAAGCTACACCGTGGGGCCAACCGGCGACTTTGCGATCCCGCGGCCGGATCGGATCGATTCCGCGTTCGCGCGGTTGCAAACCGGCACCAATACCATGTCGTTTATGCTGTCCTACCTGCCTACCGATCCGACCGGACTCGGCGGCGGCGCGCTGTGGAACAACGGCGGCGTCGTTATGATCGTACCGGGCGGCACGATGCCGACGAGCCCCGCCGGACTCAACCCAGGGCAGACATGGAATAACGGCGGCGTGATGATGGTCGTTAGCGGCACGGCGCAAGGGCTTGGCGTCGGATTTCTCGATATTCCTCTTGGCATTATCGAATCCCGTGAGGATTACAACCGGATCACATTGAAGGGCCTCAGCACCTTCCCGGCGCATGTCTGGTACGACAGCGCGTTTCCGGTCGGCGTGCTGCATCCTTATCCCATCGTGCCGACCGGCTTCGAGATTCACATCGCGACCAAGAGCGCGCTCCCGGTCTACACCACGCTAACCCAGGCGCTCGGCGTGCCCGCCGAGTACGTCGAGGCTATGACCACCAACCTGCCGTTGCGGATCATGGCGCTCGATCCGAAGGGGCCGCAGCCGACGCCGAATCAGATCGGCCTGGCACGCGCCGCTCTCAACACGCTGCGTATGGCCAACATCCAAGTATCCGAGCTGCACATGCCCGCCAACCTGCCGGGGCGCGGGCGCGGCAGTGGCGTGGCGGCCGGATCGTCTCCCGGATTCATGAGCGGGGGCATGGCATGGTGATGCGCTCATGGCGCTGGCCGCTGCTATGGGCTGTGCTGTTCTGCACGCTCGCGGCGGTCAACCTCGGAACACCTTCATTCCTGACCATCGGGGGCGATACCGCTGCGGGAATCGACGCGCGAAGTTCGCAATACGCCGGTGGTATGAAGTGCGACGGCGCGACGAACGACACTGCGGCGCTCCAGGCGGCGGCGATCGCGGGGGACATGAATCACGGCGCGAGAAGGGTGTTGATACCACCCGGAGACTGCAAGTTCACCGGGATTACGGTGCACGCTCCAGTGACGGTGCAGTGTGCCGGCCGTAACGCGACCACACTCGATCTGATCCCCGGCACGGCCAACGCATATGTCACGATAGCTATCACCTCGACGGATGTTCCAGTCGCGCCACCTGGGAATTTTGCCTATGTCGATTTCATCGAGTGCCAGTTAACCTCTGCATCAAATGCCGATGGTCCAGGCCAGGGCACCGCGCACGGTTTCTACGTCAAGGGCCTAACCAATCCGACTCCGGCCACTGTCGTTGTCGAGCTGATCCGCGACAAGATCGCCAACGTGCCGGGCGATTGCGTCCACTATGACCAAACCGGCGGCGGGCTGTCGTGGAAAGGTAACTTCAAGGGCGAAGGCTCGACCTGCGAGCAGCCCGGCGGCAACGGCCTGTCGTGCAATTCCGGCTCCGACTGGCAGTGGTGGGAGGGGCAGGTCTGGGGCGCGACGCTCAATAACTTCCAGTTCTCCGGCTGCTCGAATATGCAGATACACGGGGTAAATACGTTCTCTGCATTGCTGGCCGATATCTCGCTGTTCAACTCCGACATGCAGTGGATCGGCGGCGTCATCGACACGACCGGCACGGATAACATAGTAGTGGGCAATTCAGGCGGCCAGCCCGTGGACATCATTGGGGCCTTTATCCGCCAGCCCGGCCAGACCGCTACCAACAGCTATAGCAACTTCCGCTTCCAGGTCACAAACACCGGGAGCGTCTACTGCACGGGCTGTCGGATAACCAATCCGGATACGGCGCTCCCCAACGGCAACACGCCGCTCAAGGTTGCCAACTTTGTGGCCGGCAACACCGGCCAACTCATCATCGACGGCACCTCGCGCGTCGAAGGCCAGGACTGGCTGGCGGCAGCCGTGAGCAACGCGCCGGACAGCATTATGAGCGCCACGGGGCGCACCAACTGGCCGCGCCAGATTGCGATCGAAAGCAACACACAGTTTGACGGCTTCGTGGTGCGCAGTCAGTCCGGCGGCAGCACATGGCTCCCGGTCGCCAAACTAATGGGTTCGGATGCGAACAACGACGCCGGCGCCGTTCAGATGCTCACAAACAACGCGATCCGCGGGTTCCTGACATCGAGCGGCGAGAGCTTCCTGCCGTCGTTTGGCACCGGCTTCGACAACCCAGGCATTCCCAGCACCGCGATGGGCCTCACCAAGATGGCAGCGGACAGCGCGGCACCTGGCGCGGGCGTGCTGAAGCTGGAGGCGACGGCAGGCACCAATGCGGGCACATGCAAGATCATCGCCTATGCGGGGACCAGCGCGACGCCTGTCACGATTGCCGATAACGTCGGCAGTGGTTGTTAGCCTTCAGTGACCCGCGTTGCACTCACCGGCGGGGCCTACAGCGCGCGCAGCGTGATCGCGGCGGCGCAGCGGCAGGTCAATCTGTATTCCGAGCCTATGCCCGCCGCGCAAGGCGAGCCGGCGCAGGCTGCGCTGTACCCGACACCTGGGCTGACGCTCCAGGCGACTGCGCCAACCGGGCCGATCCGCGGCGGCCTGACCGCAAGCAATGGCGTAGCCTATGTGGCTGGCGGCCCGTGGATCTATGCGATCGGCGCCGGCTGGACCTTTACGCCAGTATTCCCGCTGAGCGGTGGCATCAATACGCCGGTCGGCATGGCGGACGATGGTATCTATCTGGTGGTGACGGACGGAACCTCGCGCGCCGGGGTCATTACGCTAGGCACGAACTCGATCAACACGCTGGCCGCGCCACCCTTCGCCGGGTCTGACTTCGTGGATTACCTTGATACGTTTTTCATCTTCAACCTGCCCGGCACGCCGCAGTTCTTCATTTCCAATTCGCTGACCGTCGCGCTTGATCCGCTGGACTTCGCCAACAAGGAAGCCGCCGCCGACAACCTGGTGCGCGCGGTCGTCGCCAAGCGCGAGGTGTGGCTGATCGGCGAGAAGGCAACCGAGGTCTGGTATAACACCGGCGCGACCGATATCGGCGCGGGCTCTTTCCCGTTTTCCTCCATGCCCGGCGTTTTCGTTGATCGGGGCACCATAGCGAAATACAGCATCGCCGAGATCGATAACGCGGTGTACTGGCTGAGCCAGGATCGGCGTGGCAAGGGTATCGTCGTCAAAGGCTCCGGCTATCAGGTCGAGCGCATTTCGACGTTCGCGATGGAGGCCGAGCTTACCCGCTATCCCACGCTCCGGGATGCCATGGGAATGACATGCCAGATTGCCGGGCATCAGTTCTACATCCTGACTTTTCCGAGCGCCGACAAGACGTGGTGCTTTGATATCAGCACCAGCCGCCCAGGTGATCCGCGCTGGCATGAGCTCGTCTGGCTCGACAGCAACGGAGCCGAGCACCGGCACCGCGCCGGCTGCGCCTTTACGGCGTTCGACGCGGTGATAATCGGCGATTGGCAGAACGGTAATCTGTACACGCTCGATCTGGAGAACGGCACTGACAACGGCGCGCCGATCAAGCGCAGCCGCGCGTTTCCCCATCTGATCGAGGACGGCAAGCGGGTGACGTACTGGCAATTCCTCGCGGACATGGAGGCCGGAGCGGGCGGCGGCACAACGGCCGCGCCGTTTACGGTTTTTCTGGATTGGTCCGACGACCGCGGCCACACATTCGGCAATCCGGTCGGCCAGGCGCTGTTTGCGGCGGGAGAGTACCGGACCAGCATGCAATGGCAGCGGCTCGGCATGGCGCGTGATCGCGTGTTCCGTCTGACCTGGAGTGTCAACGTGCCGCACACCGCGCTGCAAGGCGCGTGGATTGAAGCGCAGCCGGCGCAAAGCTGATGAGCGTCCTCCTCCCCTCAGCCGAGCTGCAATTCGCCGACGCCAACGGCCATCCGTATGCCGGCGGCACGCTGGAGACCTACATCACCGGCACCACGACGCCGAAAACGACCTGGATCGATCCGGGCGGCATCGGCACCAACACGCAGCCGATCCGGCTGGACTCTGCCGGCCGCTGCATCCTCTACGGCGACGGCGCCTATCGCCTGATCCTGCGCGATGCAAACGGCGTGCTGGTCTGGGATCAGCCCAGCTCGACGCTGGTATCCGTAGCGATGGCGCCGGTCTGCCTCGCGCCGACGATCGCTGCGGCGCAGGTATTGCTCGGGATCGATCCGACGTTGGCCGCCGATATTGCCGCGGAGGCGACGGCGCGCGCTGCGGGTGATGCCGTGAACGCGGCAGCGATTGCGGCGGAAATCACGGCGCGCAATGCCGCCATCGCGGTTGAGGCGGCGCGGGCGCTGGCGGCGGAGGGCGTCACCAACACCAACCTTGCGAACGCCGAAACGACGCTGCTTGCGGCCATTGCCGCGCTTGGCATCGGTGGCGCGGGCCCGGTATCGGTGCGCACCGGAACCGGCACGGCTGACTCGCTCGGATATGCCAGCGTCGCGTTCTCGCCGGTGTTTCCGGCAAGACGGCTGACGATAACCGCGATCGGGACGGGGATGTACAACGGCTTCAATTTCCAGTCGTGGGATAGTCCGCTCTCGTGGCCGTCCAACGCTACGACATCATTCTCACTAATGACGCTCGGCGACACGCCGAACCCCGTTCCATTCGCCACATTTGAATGGCAGGCAACCGGCTTCTGATGGCAACGGCCAATACCGGATTTCCGTCTGCGCCGATGGTTGATCCGGCCACCGGCGAGTTGACGACGGCATGGCGCATGTTCCTGCTCGCGATGTGGTCGCGCACCGGCTCGGCGGTTGGCGTTGTGTCAACGCCCGGCGGTGGGGCATCGCCTGCCGCGCTGGCAGCCGAGACCGCCGCGCGTGCCGCCGGAGATGCCGCGCTCGGCACGCTGGCATCGTCCAATGCCGCGGCAATCGGAACTGAAGCGACGACGCGGGCAACCCACGACACGGCGCTGGCAACCTCGCTCGCGGCCGAGGCGGCGGCGCGGACGCATGCCGATACCGTCGAAGTAACGGCGCGCAATGCCGCCATCGCCACCGAGCGCACGGGACGTATCGCAGTAGACACCGCGCTGGCACTGGTCCGCCCGCTGGTGCTGCTGGTCACGGGCGCGGTGCCCGTTGACATCGTATGCACAGCCAACGGGGAGCCGGTCTATGTCACCGTTTGACGCATGACGCTGCTCACGGATGTTCTGGCGCGCGGTCTGGCAGCGGCGCGGCCGGTTGCGCCGACGCCGCCGGCCGGCACGGTTGCCGCCTATCTCGCGACTGATACCGGCGTCCTATCCGTGTGGGACGGCACGCAATGGGTATCGGGCACCTACGCAGGCGGCGCTACCGCCAACCCTGACTGGACAACTGGCGCTGGCGCACCCGCAGCGACGAAGCCCGTGGGAAGCCTGTACAGCCGCGTCGGCGGCGCAGTGGGGGCAACCCTCTATGTATCCCGCGGCGCTGGCGTTTGGGCCGCAGTGGCGGGCGTCTGACTGCCGTTTCGCACCAGCACTAGGACACATCCATGCCGTTGCCCATCAATCCCGATCCCGGCTTTGTCATCCAGGATCTGCCGCCTGTATCGGCGTCGATCGTGCGTTCGATCCCGCGCAGTCTGAGCCTGATGCGGACATGGATGCCAAGCTGCGGGGCGTTCGGCACGGTCGGCGCGTTGCAGACCACCGTATCGGTACAGTGGGGGCTTGAAGCCGGGTTCGATATGGTCCGGCTCATCTATTCCAACGATACCGCGACCCCGTACACCGTGATGCGAGCGGCCGTATCTCCAAGCTCGGCAATCGGCGATGGGCATTCGCCGGTCAACGCGGCCGGCGCAAACGACTTTACGATGTTCTCAACGGTCTACTTCAACAACGCCGGCCTCGATGTCTCGCCGCAGGATCAGACGACGTGGGGCAGCGGAACCACGACGCTCCCGGTGCCAGCCAATCCCGGCACAGCCAGCCAACCGATACGGCGGTTCTCGGATTGGACACCTATGCTGTCACTTGATCGCACTGACGGAGGGACAAACCCGCTGCTGATGTCGCGTACGCTCACCGACGCAACGGGAACTTATCGCTATGCCCTGGCTGCGAATGGAACATGGGCGCCGGTAGCAAATGGCCGCACGATCATGGCGTACCAGAAAACGAGCGTTGATAGCGTTACGGTTCCCGCCCTGCTCGCCGCTCCGGGACAATCAGGCGTCAGAGCCCCGGATGGCATTCAGTATATTTCCCGCGTTCCAGGCTTCTCCGTCCTCGGCGTTGGCGACAGCCTGACATCAGGCGGAGGATCATCGGCGACGAATAATTCGTGGGGCTGGACCGCGAGCGCCGCGCTTTCCACTCCGGCCCGGCCGATCACATTCTGGAATGAGGGATGGGTCGGTCAGGTCACATCCGACTTTTTCCCAAACGGCTATGTCGCCTTCAAAGCATGCAAGCCTGATGTCGTCACGATCGCCGTCTGGTCGCCGAATGACGGCCTTACGCAAGCAGCAGCCGACGCCGGCTGGTCTCGCGCCATGGCGTTCTGCGATTACGTCATGCGGCAGGGAGCGGTTCCCGTGCTCATGGGTCCGTGTCCGTGGCAGCTCATCACCACCGTGCCGCAGGACGCCGCGCGGCTTAGCACGCGAACGCGGATGCTCCAGGCGCAGGCATATGGCGTGAACGTGCTCGACTGGGAGCCAGTACTAGGGACTGGCGCTAGTCCTAACCGCATCCAACCGGCACTGCTGAATGTGAACCACCCCAACGACGCCGGCAACGCGCTGATGGACTCGGCAGTGTTCCGCCCGGTTCTCGCCAACATCCTGCGTGCGTAATGCGCAACTTCGTCCAGATCGCGGCCGGCGTTGACGTGCTGCCGCTGCTGTTCGCGGTCCAGCGCAATCCGCAGCTCTGGAACGCCGATCGCTTCCGCACGACCTATCCCGGCTCGCCGCATACCGAGGTGGACGACATCCTGATCCGCTTCTCCGCACCGCGCGACGATCGTACGGTCGCGACGGTGATCGAGGACGAAGCGCCGGTCTGGCATCCCGCGGCGACCATTCTCCCGTGGCAGGGCATTGTGCTCGATCTGATGCGGCGCCTCGGGGCGTACAACCTGGATCGACTGATGATTACCCGGCTCGCGCCCGGAGCGCGGATCGATGCGCATGCGGACAACGAAGGCGACTATGCGATGGCACGCTACCGCGCCCGCTTCCACGTCGTCCTGCAAGGTCTGCCTGGCTCTCTGTATCACAACGGAGACGAGACCGTGCAAATGCTCAGCGGCAGCGTTTGGACGTTCACGCCGTCGCTCGTCCACATGATCGAGAACAACTCGGCTGATGACCGCATGCACCTGATTGTCGATCTGTGCCTGATGCCCGGACTCTGAGCGCGCAGATTGAGCCATACGCCGTCGCGCTGCCGGAACTGCTACCGCTATATCCCGATCACTGGCGCGAAGTCGCGCTAGACCAGGAACACCCCGAGGCCGCGCTTGCACCTCAGTTCCACGTCTACGCGGCGCGCGATGCGGCCGGCGAGCTGGTTCTTGCCACGCTGCGGGACCGGGGCGCGGTTGTCGGGTACTTCCTGTGTTTCGTGGCGGCCGGCCTCCACTACGCCGGTTGCCTCACCGCGCACATGGATATCGTCTACGTGCACCCGAGCGTGCGCGGCCGGCATGGCGGAATGCGCCTGATCCGCTGCATGAAACGCGAACTGATCCGGCGCGGCGTCAAACGATGGATTGCCGGCGAGAAGATCGGCCGCAGCGGCGGGCTCGGTCGGCTGTACGAGATCGCCGGCTTCCGGCCGGTGGAGACGCATTACTCAATCTGGATTGGATCGTAGCATGGTACTCGCCGCCATCGGCGCTGGCGCTGGCGTCATCGGCGCGGCCGGATCATTGATCGGCGGCTCAAAAGCCGCGTCGGCCGACACGCAGGCCGCGCAGCTCGCTCAGCAACGCTTCGATACGACGCGCGGAGACCTGTCGCCTTTCGTCAAAGCCGGTACGGGCGTGCTGCCGGACCTTACATCGCTCGCGCAATCGGGACCATTCGGGCCGGGCGGAGCGAATTACCTCAGCATGGCCGAGAACAACCTACCCGGCACGATGACGCAGCAGGACCTGGAAAAGACGCCGGGTTATCAGTTCAACCTCTCGCAAGGTCTGAAGGCCACGCAATCGTCGGCAGCGGCGCGCGGACTCGGGGTATCGGGAGCGGCAATGAAGGGCGCGGCGACGTTCGCGACCGGGCTTGCGGACTCGACGTATCAAAACCAGTTCGCCAATCAGCAGACGCGGTATTCCGATATCCTCGGGCTCAACACCACGCAGCAAGGCAACCTCGCGGCGCAGTTCGGGCGGCTTCAGGGCGTGGCATCACTTGGCGAGAACGCGGGGGCGCAGACCGGGACGATCGGTGCGAACCTCGCGAGCACGGGCGGCAATGCGCTAATCCAGGGCGGACTGGCGAGTGCGGCGGGCACGGTTGGCGCGGGTAGCGCAATAACCGGAGCCGGGCAGAACTTTCTCGGCAACTCGATACTCCAGCAGATGATCGGCGGTGGCGGAACGGGCGGCTTCGGCGCGCCATCGGCCCAAACGGTCAGCAATGTAGGGCAGATTGCGCCGTTCAGCGGCGGCATCATTCAGGGTCAGTAGGAACACACGATGTCCGGCAATATCCTAGACGCCGTGCGCGGCGGCGATGTCCTCAGCTCGATCGCGCATCCGGCGCAGATCAACGTGCTGGGCGCTTACGGCGACGCGGCGCGGGCGGCGGCCGGCATTTGGGCGAACCGGCAGAACCAGGCCAACCAGCTCGCGGGGCAGGCGCAACTGGCCGGCATCGATGCGAACGGCCAGTACCAGCCGAACGTGGCCAACACGGCGCTTGCGAATGCCGGTCCCGGCGCGGCGCTGGCGGCCGGTGCGACGCTCGAAAGCGGGCAACGTCTCGGCACGGCGGGCACCGCGCAGGGTATCGCGATTAACGGTTTGATCGCGAAGTCTGTGGCGCCGCTGATCGATCCGTCACTCACACCGGATGACCAATTCCATGCGGCACTTGGCGACGTGGCGCAGCGGCTCATCAGCTCGGGGGTGCCGGCGGCGGCGGTGACAAAGGGGCTGGCGAATCTGTCCAATGATCCGACAACGGCGCGCAGGCAGTTGGAGGTGATGCGGCAGGGTATGCTGCCACCGGAAATGCAGCAGCCGAACATTTACGGCGCGAAGGGCACGCAGACCGACCCAACGGGCGCCACGAGCGGGACGAGTCAAAGTCCGCGGACTGGCGTGGTGACTGCGGTGCAACCGCCCGGCACCGGGGCACCACTTGGCCCATCGCCCGAGTTCTCCCAGACGCAGGTTACGTGGAAGGACAAGAACGGCGTCACGCAACAGGGTACGAACGCCACCTATCAGCAGGAGTTGGCGAAGGGGAACGCGGTCGGGGCAGCGACGCCTTCGGGGCCGACGCCTCCAGTGCCGCCAGCGCCGGGCTCGCCGACCCTTCCAGGCGGATATCAGGCACGCCCAGGAACCGCGCCAGCAGCAGGAGGAGGCACCCCCGCGCCCGCCGCACCCCCAGCGTCCGCAACGCCGGCAGGGACTGGTGGCGTTCCCTACGGGCCGCCTGTGAACGGCCAGCCTCCGCTGCCCGCGATACGGCCACAAGCCACGCCCCAAGGCCCCACGGCAACGCCATCCCCCGCGCCTCCATCGCCGCAGCCGTCGACCGGAGCAACCAGCATACCCGGCCCGGCGCCGGGCGTCGTCGAAGCGCAGCAAAACGACGTGAAAGCTTACCAGGAAGGGCAGGCCGGTATTCAGGTCCACCAACGCAATGTTCAGAACCTCGATACGGCTATGCAGGCGCTGCAACTGACACAGACCGGGCGATCCACCGAAGCCGTCCACAACTTCTATTCGTTCCTGAAGGCGCAGGGCATTACCCCGCCCTTCGGCGACGCGAACGTTACGGAGTACGACGTTGCCCGCAAAGCTATGACAGCGTTCGCAGCACAGGCCGCGGGAGCGGGCGGCACCGACTTGTCCCGCCTGATGAGCACTGACGCGAACGCCAATGTCCACATTGACCAGGACGCGGCGATGCACGTCATCAAGCAGAATATCGGCTGGGAGAATCAGCAGATATCCATGAACAAGGAGGCTCCGGCAGGCGGCAAGGGCTACCACGAGCACGTTGGAAATTTCCCGACCAGCACCGTACCGGAAGCATTCGCGTGGAATCGTCTGTCATCGGATGAGCGGCAGGCGGTCATTGATCGACAGGCGAAGATCGAAGGCGGCAGCGAGGCGCTGCAAAAGTCTCTAGAGATGGCATATCGGAACAACGCTATTCCTATCCCCAAGAAACCGGCGGCTTCAACTCCGGCACCGTCCACCACGCCCGGCAAGCAGTCTATGGCCGTGCCGCCGCAGCAGAACCTATTGGCCATGGCGTAATTGCCGTGCCAAACAATACCTATGATGATCTATTCGATGCGTGGGGGCGGGCGCTCAATGTCAATCCCCAGCTCGGCAAGACCGTTTTTCATATGGAAAGCAGCGGCGGAAAGAACACCGGCAAGAGCCTGCCGGAAGATCCTGACAGCCCGATCGGTCCGATGCAGATGCGGCCAAGCACGGCGGCGGGTATCGCCAAAAGCATGAACATCACGGGACCGATCGATCTCCAGGACATGCGCTTCGTTGTTCCGCTGGCTATGCGCTATCTGGCAGACGGTCTGAACGCGACGCAATCAGGCAATGGTGCCCTCGCCTATTACTACAGTGGCAGCGCCGATCCGGCCGCATGGGGGCGGAAGACACAGGCTTATGTTGCCAAGGGGCAGGCGCTGTATCCCACAATGGCGTTGACGCCAGCACAATCGCAACAGACGCAACAGGCGGCCGACGCTCCGCCGGAGCAGCCATAATGGCCGACCTTTCCGGCGCGGACATCATCAAACTATACGGCAACGACCCGGCTGGAACGTCTTCGTCCGATGCGCCAGCGCCAGCGCCTATGTCGGGTGCTGATATTATCCAGCGGTATCAGGAAGCGGATAAGGTGGCGGCGGCTGATAAGGTCAAAGCTGGCGCCGAAACGGTCGCGCGTGCGTCGGAGCCTGATCCCTACAGCCAGTTGCCGCCCGATCCGGCGGCCTTGGCGCCGAATACTGGCGCACCCACACTTCAGGGCGTCCGGAACCTGCTTGACAATCCGCAGTACGTCTATGGCGCTCCATCAGAAGCAGTTCCGGGAACCGCGCTGGCGCCCGCCTCTGCTGTCGTAGCTAATATGCTTTCCCCCTTCGCACATGACCGCACAACGGGCGAAACGCATTTAGCATTGCCAAACATTGTCAGGCAGCCATTGCTTGGAGCGATTGATATAGCGCGGGGCGACTTCGCCACGATTGATCCGAGTGGCAATCCGCTGTCCGTGCGGCCTACCCCGGAAGCACTTGCCTTCTCCGGGTTGGCAGCATCGCCAGTGCGTCTCGGGACTGGCGCTCCCGTGCCGTCCAGTATCACCGCACGCGAGGCGCCGCTTTCGCCTGAGTTCACGGCGATGCCGGTTGGTGCGGCGACCGCTGACCGCCCTGGAGCCACGATCCCGCCGGGACCGACCGAGCCAAACCCTTATGCGGCAGGCGTCACGCCGCCGATACCTGCTCCACCAGCGACTTCCGCGGCTGCCAAGGATATTGCATCGGGATTCTACAAAACGGCCGAGCAGAACAATGCAGAGATAACCCCGGCAGCGGCTAACGCTTTCTACAACAAGATCGCGGGAAAGCAGCCGCAAACCGAGCATGGGCAGGCAACCGGCGGCACGGACGATGCTACCGCTCTGATAGACCGATGGCAGAGCCTGCGCGACAAACCTATTCCGGTAAAAGCCGCTCAGGAGATGGACGAACAACTTGGAGACCTGATCGACAAGCATTTCGACAAGA